CTCATAGTATATGAGATTTAGAAGAAAGAAAAGAGATAATTCATAGATGGACCAACTTTGGGTAATCAGTAACCATGCCATATATTATCAATTCTGAACTGGTGCTCAGGATGAACCTTGAGCCAGTCGGCGAGTGTAATCACATCGTGATTTACATCACTTGGTCGGTTTCGGAAGATGGTTGTCTTCCATTTGTCTGTCTCGGAGAAGAAGCCTTGGTACTCAGAGGTGAGTTGGCGAACTTCATATAGAGAAGGAAAGTCAGGAATATCCATTCGATTGACATCAATGTTGATATCAAGTAATTCAGCGACAGTATATTTTACTGTTTGCATGAATCGTCGAGAAGATACCTGCTCCGAAGTTTTGAACTTCAGGTAGACCTTTTCGCAAAGAAGATGGAATTGAGAGTCTTGTCCACATGAGGCGTAGGCAAGTCCAAGAGCACGGGCAGCGTGCATCCATTCTTTGTTAGCGGGGACGGGTCGTTCCGGGAAAGCTAGTTGTGCAACTAGTTTTCCAATCGGACGAACGGGGTGGCCGTCGTTGCATTGGTAACCTAATACTTCAATTTCGTTTCGAAGCGTAGTCCAGACTGATTTTAAGACAGAAAGAACCATACCGTGTCTTTGTTTGGCGTACTCTTCCATGAAGAGTAAAAATTCGCAGATTCGTGGAAATTCTTCATTTGAGAAGAAGACGTTGTCGTCACCCATGATAAAAAATATCATGTGATTGATTTCCGTTTTGGAGAATCCGAATTCTAGCATACAATCGACGATGATGTAAATGTTTCCAAAGGAGTCGAGTGATTGGGTGTTTAACAACCCAGAGGGCACTCCACCAAATTGACGAACATAAGCATAACCATCATATGAGATGTATACCATGTTGATATACCAAATAAGTAGGAATTGGAGTAGGTTAAAAATCTTGACAGCGAACAAGTCGTGTGTTTGTAGGCGTGAGTCAGGATACCAGTGTGTCGAAGCATATCCTTTGTTAATGATAATTTTCGAGGGTAAGAACTTAACGTAGTAGGCGATGATAACGTATAGTGGGAGTCGTTGATCAAATTGTGACCAGTCGAGTGATACGTATGATTTGAAGGTGAGCGCGACTAAATATATTAGTCTCATTGCACCGCGGAAGGTTTCAAGGCCATGCATAATTGCACATTCGGGATTCCGAAGTTGTGCTAGTAAGCAATAGGTAAGCATAATTTCAATAAGAATGAACATGAAAGTTACAGCATAGACAGGTCTAATTTTCTTTGATTCGTTCGGGTCTCGTTTCGAGATTTGGGATCGGATAAAGAGTTCAGTAGGGTACGATAGGATAAAGTTTCTTAACTTTTCAAATGCTTGTTCATCGGGGATGAGGCTGTCGGAGAGTGTTTCACCGGAGGGTGTTCCGAACAACTTGATGTTGTGTAC